TTTAACTCTTACTTTATTGTTTTTCTCAAAGATCCCAATATAACCAGTATTGGTTCTACTGTAGGGTGCTGCGGCAGCAAATATGTTTTTACTACCACCAGTTACAGATTTTCCAAGACCGATGATACCTGTTGCTGTCATGCTGGGATTACTAAGTTTAATCCACTTGCCTTCCAGGGTTGATGAATAATAGCTTAACTTGCCTGCTGTGGTGCCATCGCCTGGTCTGGAAACAATTAGAAAACTATTATCAGGAGCAACGTACATTGATGCTCCGAAGTTATCATCTGCTTCAGTATCATTATCAAAAATTATCTCTTGCTCTGATAGTGGCTTGTTAAAGTTAACTACTTCCCACTTGCCTGAACTATTTTGTTCAACCCAGAACTTGTCAGTTGCATCATTGAATCCATAGATTGGGTTGAAGTTGGATATGTCTTTGGGTGAAGCAAACTTTACAGATTCAAGTTTGTAAACCTCACCTGGACCAGTTATAGTGATATTTGTTTTATTACTGCTTACAAGTACTTCCTTTAACCCGGATACACTGGCAACAGTATAGAATCCATTAACTACTGGATTAAAGTTCTTAATCACAAAAACATCATTAACAGCTAGGTTGTGATTACTTGTGAACTTAATTCTGTATTGTGATGTTGCTGCGGTGCTGGCAAACGATGTTATTTGATAACCAACTTCTGTTACTCTAAACACATTCCAAGTATTGTTATAATCCTTGGCAGTCCAAATAGTATATCCACGATTCACATCTGCGATGACGCTATTTAATGTTGCAATGTTACGAATATCATATACAGTGTTGGATACGTCATCCAATCTTGGGAACCCAGCAGTCTCAAAATCCTGATTGAGATCTTCTATTGTTCTATTACTAAACAGGTTCTTATCATAGTTTACAGGAGTTCTATACAGTGTAGTTGGATCATATGATGTATACGTGGAGGGCGAATCGTTCTTATTGAGAAGTTCAACAACACTGGGATTACCCAATGCAATGCTTTCTTCTGTGAGCAGTATGGATACGTAATCTGTGTTCTCTAGATTACCATACTCACCTGATCTAAATGCCCATTCTTCGTAGAAGTTAATATTACTAGTTTCGGTATTGCGTGATGCAAAGAATTTATTGATTGCATTTGCAGTACCCTTCTCCTTGATGTAACCTTGATAGAACTTAACTTGTGTGGTGTCATCTAATAACAAGTTTTCCAGGTAGTCTCTCTTTTGATATCCAATAACACCTTTGCCAAGTCTATCAGTTGTTGACTTTAGGTTAACCTTATCAACTTCATAATAGTTCTTAAAGCTATCGCCTAGGTTTTCAAGATTAGGCAATAGACCAAACTTCATTTGATCAGCAAGTTGCCAGTATTCAAAGTTAAACACTGCATTTGCAGGATGATTTGTGATACACACATAGATCTTATTTTTGTATCTGGAAATATCTCCACGTCTATAATCGGTAAACTGGCTCCAGGGGTCAATATTATCACGGTTAAGAATAAACCCAGCTGGACTCATTGTGCCGTTCCACTGATCAGTTTTCCATCCAGTTAGACGTAGTCTATATTGACGATCTCCCAACAATGGATTATAAATGATGTCATTGAACACCGTAACATTTTTGAACACAATAGCATGTTCATATTGTACAGCATTAGTTTGAAGCCCGTACACGTAACCGTATGTGGGATCTGCAACGATTTCTGTTGCATTGTCAATTCGTTTAACTTTAATCTTGTTTACATCAAGTATTTCAAAGTTATTGTTAATGACCGAATCATTTCTAGATCCAGACATTAGGTCATCCATAGTAGCATTGGCTATTGATAGTTTGATCTTGTCGCTGAATGGACTCAGTGCAATAACGCTTCCAACTACCCAATTTTGTTGTACCCAGAACATAAACTCTCTAGCACTGGTTAACCAATCTTTCTTATTGCCCAGGTTGTCAGCGGCTTCATCGAACACGAATCCAGACGCCTCCAGCACACGTTGATGACCAACTAGAAAGTTGACCACTTCCTGTACATCTCTGAACTCGAAACCATATGGTACCCTAAGTACTTCATTTGTAAATGTCTGGTATTTCTTTGCTTGTATGTTACCAACTTTAAGTGCATAGGAGTATGAATTTTCAGCGGGAAGTAGCATGTCAAAGTATGAATGATTTTCGTTATAACCATAGACCTTGTAACCTGTTGCTGTCTTTTCAATAATCACTGCACTGTATACAAGTTTGTTTGGCAATAGTGACTTTGCTATTACTACATCGTAATCTTCTTCGGGAACAAATACACTATCGTTAAGTTGAGTTGGCGTATATTGTTCTTGTATAACTTTAATGTATTGTTTGTCTGTATACCCTGCTACCTTGTAGGCTAGGTTAATTGACAAATTGTTCATTTTTTTCTTAAATGTATCGGCAATGCTTAGGTTGCATCCGTTTACATAATCAGAAATATAAGAACTGTAACCACTGGAACGTATGACGTTACCTGCTGTGTCCATAATGAATGGGATAGTTAAATCGCCAAGTGTTGTTCTATTAGTGGTACCTTTCAGTACCACTTGATCTAACCCAGGATCGCGTTCGATTAATTGATTGTCATAGAAATTACCAAAATACTCTGCTGGATAGATTAATGACATCAATATTTGTGAGACGAAAGGCCAGTCACTACTCTTGCGCCATACATTTTCCACTGGACCCTGATCACCAAATACCCATGCATCACTTGTGTATCTAGGATTATAGTTAGCAACTATTGTTTGCAACGGATCCAGTAGATTTCCATGTGAGTCCACTGGTAGAATTTTCTTGATATTAGGATGAGCGTATCTAGTATCATACCCTTGACGAACACCTTGTGCAATGTAGCCCTGCTCAACATCGTTCCATAAAATATCATTACCACTAGTGTAGGGAGCAGCACCGTAACGTGCGTCCCACCATGTTGGCTTCTCTGTAAAGCCTAGCATTTCCCAGGGGCAGGTATGTGGTCTATCAGTATCATAATAATACCTATAATTAGCTCTCCAGTTACCCAACAATGGACCACCATCGAATCTACTGGTGAATCCTCGTAGATTCCATGTTCTATACATGTTAACATCATAGAAGGTATTACTGGTGTAATCAAGTTTACTTTCGCCGACCCATTCTAAGAAATTCTTAGAAATAATTAAGTCAACTGTGTAATTGTCCCAGTCGGTATCATTGAAACGGTTGGGCATTGCACCCAGTATGTCAAACTTAGTAGGATCATAGTCTACTTTAATATTATTATAAATTCTCTTTTCTAATTCTAGAATAATGACATCTCTATCATCACCATATGCAACCATTAAGCTGCCATCATGTCCCTGGATCACTGTTGTTGGTTCTGTATAGGTATCATCAACATAAATTCTAGGAGTATACTTTGGATACAAGCCCAACTTAGTTGGCGTTGGTGGAATGTAAGATCCATCTGTATTACTATAACTTACAATCTTAACTACATCACCTATTACTAATGTCACAGCATCAGTCAGTGTAATGTTTGGAGTACCGTTGTTGATATTGTAATCAATACCCAATAGTAGTAGGTCACTGTTCAAGTAAACTAGAACTGCTTTATTATTAGCAGCCTCTTTATTATAAACAACGTCAAAATCAAAATCTCTTTTGTTGATACTTCTAACCTTGTAGACAAATTCTGTCTTTGCAGGTCCATATGGAATCATGTCTGAATAAAAGAATGGTCTTGACGTATTCTTATCCATGGCCAGTGAGTCAATAATCGTATCAACTGCACTTGATGGAGTAATTTCATTTGTCCCTAATACATTTCCAATAGCATTGACGAATCTTCTTTTAAACTTAGAATATTCTTTTCTACTGTAATTTACAGAATCAACAAAGCTTAGATTCTTGTCTGTTAGGAATAAACCTGCAAGTGCAGCGTTTCCTGAATGCTGTTGTATCGCTCCGCTTAGTTGACAAATATAGGATAAGTCACGAATGTTATTAACACCGGGATTATCACCGATGAGTTCAGAAGCATTGTCAACTAATTGATTGAGATGCTTTCTTAGTTGTCCAAGTGTAATGGTGTCAAAGGTGCCATTCAATGGATTCTTTTCCAGTACACTTGGTATTTCATAATATGCAACAGCACTGGGGGTGTCACTTACAACCTTAATAACAACAATGTCATTTCGTGTCAGCGGTGTATTGAATATTACATAGGCGCTGTTGTTTTCTTTGGATACAGTGTATTCTGATGATTTAATTAATACACTATTCACATATACATTAAGGGTTGAGACTTTGGGACGAGCAGCAGGCGCTGCACCAATCTCAAATACTTGATCTGCATTGGGCTCAACAATGTATTCTACAACTTGACTTTGAATGTCATTATATAAATTCTTAACCCATCCATTGGCTGTGCTAAATTCAGTATTTGATGAATTAATGTGCAAAATGCCTGTCTTAATATTTGTTACAACGATACCATTATTCCCCACCCATGTAAAAGTGTCGGAATTGTAGTTATTATCAAATACAATGTCACCAATGTTATCAAATGTTCTGTAGCTTAATGGAAATCCCAGTACTGGATCATTGATGCCAGTTCCAATTTTATAACTAAAAAGTTTTGTTCCGGTGAATGTTGTTACAGGATATCTTGAAGTTGATCCAAAACTATTGCCTTCTTTATCGAACATGTCAAACAGTGGTGCTTGGTTAGCACTAGTCCAGGCTTGACATATACTATAATTTGATCCATCAAATTTATACATTTTGCCTTGGCTTGCAATGCCCTGGGTAATGAGGATACTGTTGCCGTCAACAATGTTAGCGATAGCATCAAGTTTAATTCTCTGCACATCGTATACAGTCGCAGTAACTGTGATTGTTTCTCCATTCTCTGGAGGAATACTAAAATGTATCTCAGTACCAACAATAGTATAGCTGATCGATTTTAATGTGTTAACTGTTACGTCGTCTGCTCTAGTAATCACAGTGTCAACGAAGTCAAAAATTTTGGTCTCACCGTCACCTGTAAAAGTTTTAACTGTGACACTGGTGTTTACAGGTTCTCTGGAGATTCTATACACCTTGTTTCTTACTTCTGAATCAGTATCAGCACTGAATACAACAGTGAGCCCAGCATCAAATGCTACGCCGTCAACATTGTATTGGTATGCCGAGTCTTCTAATCCGTTAACAAGACTAAAAGCATCAGTAGTGTAATTGTCATAGATGTCAACTATACTGCTGAAAGTCTTGCCATGATTCCAAAGTTGCAAGTTAGGTTTAAATTCAAGAATAGGTCTTTGTGCTCTATATGCATTGTCCAATACAGGAGCAGTGCCATTATAAATTGCAATCTTATTGATTACATCAGAATGGAACCAACGATTACTTCTACTCCAGGCGTTTCTATCAATACTCGATCTATTAATTGTGAGATAATCTGGGGTATCAATGTTGCCGCGCTCTGGAGTAATTAGTTCAGCAACAGGTACTAGAATAATACTTTTTCCAACACCTTCCACATAATATTCTTTATTAAGATAGGTTTCTGGCTCAACTAAAATATTAGGAAATTTAATTTTCATACCATTTGTAAACTCAACACCATTGGTACTGGTGTAGCTTGACCTACCAATGATCTCTGTGTTTGGACGAATTACTTTAATCTCACCGAGAGCTAGAAGTTCAATTTCACCAAATGCTAATTCATCATCGGCATCCTGATAGTATAGTTTTGTCAATGGCGCTGTGATTGGCGGAATTACTTGAAATACATTACCTGGAGTCTTGAATACTGTACTGTTGCCATAAACTGTACCCAAGTTAATATTAAAGCTTTCATTTACCGCAACGTCTCTAACTTTAGCAAAGGTAACCAGGCCAGCAGATACGGTGATTTGCCAAACCTGATACCTATCCTGTTCGTCAATGATAGTGGTATTGCCATCCAGGGACCATGGTCCGATGTTATTGCCTAGGAAAATAACAGTCTTTCCGTTTAAATCTTTAATACCGTCAACACCACCAAATACACCCTGTACAAACTCAATTGGCTTGTTAGAATATTCACTTATACTGGTGGTACTGATTAAATCAACATTAGCAACAGTGGCTAATGGTGGATAAACTGTTTGTGCTTCTGGTGCCGGCACAGACCAAGTGACTTCACTGGTTCCGTTATTGGTCACGCCAAAGATTTGTCTTGCGCTATCCTTTACATTAATACCAGGTTCAGTTTGAATGTAGATGCTGCGGCCCTGTGCTGACTTTATTACATAATAACCTTGGCGACTAAGAATAATTGCTGGATTCTGTTCTGTACCTGAGGTATTGAAAGTGTAAGTTCTTTCATTAATACTGTACGTGACTTCCAAGGTGCCGCTAACAGTGACTTCAGTTGCTGAAATATCCACTGCATCAACGCCACTGGGCACCCAATAGTATTGGTGATAGTTTACTTGCTTATCAAGATCAATGAAGCCTTCCCAGCCGTATGATTCTTCTTGCCATAGACGATCATGTCGTTGAATATTACCTGAATTAAGACTGATGGCATTAATAATGTCCTGATACGAAGATAATAAATCAATTCTATTATTGTCAGGATTACGATAAACTACACTGGGCTCAAGCTGATAATTTTCTCTCTCAGCAGAAATCTCTAGATTATAGTTGTCACCAACTTTAAAGGTAGGACTTACTTTACGACCAATGAACCCATCAATTTTCTTTAATCTTGAGGGTTGAATCAACTGGTCTACTGTAGCATTTAAGAATTTCTCGTTTTGCTCTGTTCTAAAAATAGTGGGCAATAAATCAATTGATCTACGAATTGCCATTAAACTATACTCCTACCTAATATGTTTTGAATTATACTGTACTATTTACCACTGTGCCAGATGCTTTCAAACGGCTAGCGGTTAACGAATCAATGATATTAACGTCATCTACTGTAGCTGCACTAATAAAAATCTCATTAGGTAAGCTGGTAATTTGATACAAACTACCAAATACTTGATTACTGCCCTCTGGCACAATTACTATAGAACTGATATATGGTGACAATGTCTGATGTACATAAGCACTTAGCTCACTAAAGTAAAACGTGTCACCAAAATCAAAATTGTCCACACTAAAATAATTATTGATTGCACTGACTACTTTAGTTTTTATCTCACTGTCCGTAGTATTAGTAAATGTATTCTTAACTACTTTGAACTTGGCACGTAAATTTTCCACTGCTTTCGGTCCAAATAGTGGCTTATATTGAACGTGATTGAAAATCATTGTATCGCTAATACTCTTGACTGTTTCCAATTTACTTAATTCTAGAGCTAACTCATTACTACTAGGAGCGGTGGGCTCGGTGAGTTGACCAGTAATATCCGATACCCAGGCTCTATAATCCTGATCATATACTCTTGTCAACACATACATGTCAATAATATTAATTGGACTTGGATCAATACGTCTATTGCTTGCTGCATTGTGTCTATACTGGAAATACAAATCACTGCGACCAATCTTTGCTGCATAGTCCGTTGAGGTTGCAATGGATCTTACAGTACCAACAATGGATAGTACATAGAATACTCCAGTTGACGTTGCATAGAATACTTGCCCATCTGCATATAGATTAAGATACTCTTTAATAGTTGCTTCATCTGTGTATGCAGTAATGACAGTGTCAGTGTAAAGTATATTTCTTTCCACGTTATCGGCATCGATAATTTTTTGAAAAAACACCAACTTATCATTTGAATTAATATCTGGTGCAACGATCTTTTCAAAGAAGTCTAGATTATCCGGAACACCATCAGCATTGGTATCTGAGTAAGTAACCTTGACCTTGGTATTATTGATATAACCATCATTTTCTATAACTTCATTATAGATGGCTAGTACATAATCAATATCCAAAGACGAATTATTGTCTGGATTACTATTGATCTTCAGGACCTTCACATTGTCTTTTACAACCTGTCCAGTCTTGACGTCATAGATCTTTGTTTTAGCATCAAAGTAAAAACGAGTCTCAATTCTAGACTCAAACAGATAATTAATGCCTCTATAATTAACTGTATAAGTTTCACCATCTGTTGTAAACAGTATTAACCAACTAGCATCTGCAAAAGTTCCTGCTTCCGAGCCTTCATGATCTAAACTAAAGGATCCATTTTTATCTAGGTTAAGATTTGTAATGACCTTCCAGAGCTTTGCCGTCTTATCATAACGTAGACCAAATTCTTGATAATTAGTGACTGAACTTACAATAGATGATTCAATAGTGCTGCTGATTGTTTGTACAAAAGCAGGATAGATTTCAGTTAATAATGCTCCAGTGGGAACATTGATGTTAATTGTTACGGGCCCGAGTCCATTGTCTAGATTTCCCAAACTGTTGTTGGTACCATCACCAACAACCTGTAATACCTTTGCCCAGATATAAGTCTTATCTGTAACTTTAGTGCCGGCCCCAGATAATAAACGATTGTTGACATCAAAATAATAACCCGCAGGCGGTACAAATTTCATTAATGCGCCAACAGTTAGATATGATCTATCTGAGGTGCTGTCGTAAACTCCAATACGGGCGGGTTGAGTGGTAGTACTAGTTGGTTTAGTGTAAAAATAACCGGTGGTCTCATTAAGACTGGTACTGGTCTTATTCCAATAGTTTGTTTCTGCAACAACAGTATTGGGCAATGCAACTTGTGCAATCTTTTCATAATAGAAGTGTGAAATTTCAGGACTGCTGAAGATAGAGGAGATTTGATTTCTAACTACTCTGAGAATGTCATTGGAGTCCACAAAGTCAAAGCTAAAATTCTTTAGATATTCTTCCTTGTACAGAATACCGTCTTGGCAATAGATATTAGTACTACTGTATTCACCAGTTGCTCCTGTAGCATCCTTAATGTCTAGGAATCTACTGATACCACTGGAAGTTCTATTGATAGCTTTGGCACGTAGAATGTTGTCATATAGTGTTAGAGGATAGATGTTATAATCCTCACCGTTAATCATTCTATTCTGTGTGTAATATTGTTGTGGAGCATTGGCTTTAATAGACGCAAGAGTTTCACGTTCGTTAGCATTGCTAACTGTTGATTGTAGGCTGACTGAAATTCTCAGTGTCTCAAGTTGATTCTTCTTGCTGATATAGTTGATGCTAAGGTTTACATTTTGTATGTCGGAAGGTACAATCTTATAGGATAAATTATTACTTGTTCTAACATATGTTCTATATGTACCTTGTGGCTTCTTACTGAATGAACCGTCACCAAATACTAGATCGATTTGATCCTGAGTTCTTGAGTTTACACTGAATACACTTTTAATATTTTCAACTAAATTATTGTAAATGACATTGGTACCAGCAATGGCTGGAATCTTAGTCCACTCCGTGCCCACAGTACCGTCATTATTAATTTCATATAACCAAACATCGTCATTGTTAATATTGCTTACATTGACATTTACCACACGATTTGGCAGGCTCTCTGTCACATTAAAGTCGACATTTTGTAACTTGCCCTGCTTAAAGTATGCAAAGAAACCTGTATTACCACTGCCATTACCAGCACCATCGTTTCTGTACAGAATATTAAATGTATTGCCTGGCTTGGGGCTTACCTCGTAAATGTAGCTTTCACCTGCAAATGTAGGACACACCACTTCAAATGCAGTGTTAACTCCATTAACCGCAGTGCTAAAAGAGTATACTGGAATTGTGTTTGTGGGGATGTTCAATTGATATAGTTCAGTTTTAATACCTTGAATTATACCATTTAGTGCTGGCTTACCAATCTTCTGTGAGGAGTTCAATGCAGCATTAAGAACTACGTTAAATTGTTCTACATAGTCAGGATTAGTAGTATCGTTCCATAGTATTAATCTGTTGGCTAAGTTGTTTTCGTTACTGTCGTATACGGACTCTGTAGTTTGTACACTGGTGATCTTTACTAGACCTTTAGCATTTTGACTGCGTTTGGGTACATAGTTAAGCATACGGGCAAGACGTAGAACACTATCACGTCTTTCTGCCGTTTCTAAAAAGTTTTCTCTAGAGTTTAGATCAGCACGGAAGGCTAAACTTTGTCCCAAGAAAGCGATTAAGTCAATAAGCGCAATGTATTCACTGCTTTCAATAAAGTCATTGAAATCTTCAGGATAGTAGGCCTTTAAGTAATCGATCATAGTCCTACGTAAGGATTCAAAATCGTAACTTTGAAAGTCAGCTTCTCTAAAAGTTTGATAAACTTTAGTCCAGTTTTCTGTTTGAAACAGATTTGTTTGTCTTGTAGTTACAGGCATAGGTCCACTCGATACAATATATTGTCAAGTATTTATCTGTTCAATAATCTATGTATATTATGTCTACACTGTAGATGCGACCCCTAAAGCTTTATCAAAGTTAAGACTCAACAGTGACTTCAAGTTAGTATGAGCGTATATTAGCTCTATTTCAATCTGTAACCCATACTCATACTCAGTTATGATGACATTGGTTACGTTCAGTCTTGGATCATATGCAACTACTCGTTTAACATCATCAATGATTACATTTTCCACGTCTGGTGTCAGAGGTTCAAATATAGTGTTCCAAATAATGGTACCGAAGCCAGGATTACCCAGCTTCTCACCTTTGCGTATGTTGAAGTGATTCAACAAATCTCTTTTTACTAAATCAAAGTCTGTCAGTCTGGGAGAACCCATGTAATTATCAACAGTACTATAGCCTTTATATATTGTAGTCATCTTATGATCCTAATAGTGCTAGTGCTGCGGCTTTTTCTTCACCGTATCTTGATATATTAGCAGCTTGTTCTTCTGGAGTATTCTTGGGGAAGTACTTGGCGCCATTCTGAGCACCACGTTCGTCATATATCTTAGTGATTGCATCTTTCTCTGCAACGGTAGTGATCTCAGATCCCAGTGCTGTTGTAATAATAGTGAACCCCACGTCGGGTCCATGTTGTACAGCAGTACTCCAGATAACTTCTCTCAGTGCAATACTCTTACTGCATAGATCCAGTCCTGCATCCTTTAGTTTCTGTGCGAGTGGGTTATACAAATAGGTCTTTGCAAAATCAAACTGTGACTTGGCAAATTCACTTTCCTTACCTAGATCATTACCCTTCCAAGCAGTCTTAAAGTTGTCTGCACCTGCTTTGGCTGATTGACCGCCGCCAGCAGCCGACAGTGAATCATATATTGGCTTATGCAATGTCTGACAATAATTGATATAGTTACCTAGATCACTACTTGTTGGGTCAGCAGCAGCCGCAGCAGTGGGACCTCCATAGTTGAACTCACCGGTTCTAGTATATTCAGCATATGCTGTTCTTTTGTCAGCACTGATCATCTTATTAACAGGTAACGCTGTCTTTTCAAATGTATTGGCACCACCACTCTTGCCATATGTATTCATGTGGAATGCAACAGCGATATCAGCTGCGACTTGAACATCGTTAGCTAGATCAGGGTTGTCAACTAGTGGTTGCTTGATCTTTGTACCATATGAGGTGTAGTTGCTTCTACCAGTGATCTGAATCATACCACGACCAATAAACTTTGATCCGTCACCTTCCTGTGTGTTCCCCAGTGAAGGTCCATTTGGTCCATAAACAAGATTAAAGAATGCTGTCTTATCCAGTTTAATTTGATCCACTTGACTATCACTCAATGTTCTGGAAGCCTTAAACAGTGATTTAATTCTTGCAGCAGATGAACCAGAGTAGGCGCCCTCGCTTCTTGGTCTAAAACCACATTCACCTTGCACCATTGCAGCAAGTGCAGCACGTCTATCATTGTCTGTGAGATTTGCCTTATCCATTGCTACCTTGAGTGCATTCTTAGCATCACTTGGGCTACTTGATGCACCAGCTACTCCAAGTGATCCGCTGAGTGCTGGAGGAATTGTACCAAATTTGTATGTACCATATGACCAGCCGCGCACTGAATCATAGATAATATCACCTGGTCCACCCTTGTCGAACTTGCCGCTGACATCACCCATATCTTCAATAGAACATCCAGGGTCTGCACTCGTGCCCGTTGGACCGGATACTGGTATGCCGCAGCCGTTGGGTTCCAAACCTGTATTTTCATGATACTTCCAGGGTTCGTGTGCAGGTAATCTTGGTACAATGGTTTTAGCACACTTAATTTCGGCATATTTCTTACCGTCCCAGTCAACATCAGGAATACTATTACGTGGAGTTCTAGTTAATGTCTCAGCAGGCGCGGCAGGTTCACCGTTTAAGTCAATACAACTACCGGTAACCAGTGTTACACCACAACTCTTAAAGTTATTGCTGCCTTCAGCATCGATACGAATATCGTTCTCTGCTCTAATATTCATTGCACCTTTAGTATGCAATCTACCATAACTGTCTGAGAATATCTCCATGCCTCTCACAGCTTCTGCTCTCATGATGCCTTCAGCCACCATTGAGATATTTCCGCCTGCAAACATGTTAATATTCTTATCGGCGTGTAAGTTGATATCCTTCTTGGATCTAATGCTCACACTGTCACTAGTAAACACATCCATTTTACCATTATCAGTTAGTTCGATCCAAGCAGTGCCTGAACCGTTGGCAATATAGATAAAGTTTTCTGTATCGTGAAATACTATTTGATGTCCTGTACTGGTGCGAATACGTGTTAGGTTGTTCTTACCATCAAAGTCACCATCGTCCATAACAAAACTAGCGCCCGGTTTACGGTATTCATTTTTAATCTTTGCTTTAATTTCTTCTTCTGTTACTGTACCAGCTATCAGCTTGCTTTTAAACTCAGCATCCAGATCTTTTGTATCAGGACTCATACGACCTGGTGTATTAATACCAAATACAGCACTGGGGCTTTCACGTTGAGCAGAACTTGTAGTGGTGCCTCTCAGTGGATCTTCCAGTAATCCCTGTTTAATAAGTTTATCTGTCAATTCTCTATTAATAGGTTTCTTATTTGTGGACCAGTTCTGATTGCCTAGATTTGCATTATTATGTAGGAATTCGCCGACAGGTAATGTCTTATAGTTTTCATAGTCCTTAGTGGTTGCATCTTTAACATAATCTTCACTGCTAGCACCACCAGGTGTCATGCTCAGGTTAAAGTCTTCAATAACAGATCCGAACCAGAAGCCATCGCTGGCACGACCTTGTACCAGAGTGCATAATACTTTTACCCCCATATCAGGAGGAGTAAACCACATTCCATAGCTCTGCTTAGTATCTTTAAAACTGCCTGGATCCTTGTTGTCTAGGTCCTTGCCAATCTTAAAGTCACCTTGTTGAGTAAGTCCATAATAGGGAGTGCATAGATTTACTGTCTTCCATGTATTTGGGTCTTCTCTATTAGATCCGCCAATATCTTTAATGTAAACCTGTAATCGTCCTGAGTGTGTGGGGTCGTAATTATTCATTACTTCTCCAATGTATGGACCAGGATCTAATCGTGCTTGAGGCGCAGATTCTGTTCTAAACCTATCTGTTACCTTATTACCTATTCTTTTATCGATGGCCATTATTGGTTACCTTTAAACTAAGTTTCTTCCGTTGAGCAAATTTTTAACTGGTGCTAATACTGAGGCGATGTCTGGGAAGTCACCACCTAATCCACCCAATCCATTTAGAAAGTTACTAGTAGTATCCGTAAGTTTCTTAATTTTCTCTGGGCTGACATCTTGTTTAGTAAATTTAGCTTTAGCTGCTGACTCAATTACGAAGTCGGTGGATTGTTCTGGTGCCCGCATTAGATTTAATGTTTGAGTAAACTTTCCGCCTGAGAAATTACTTTCTAATTGTGTTATTTTATATAGACCGGTAAAGGCACTACTGGTAACTTCCTTTTCACCTTTATCAGTAAAATCATATATACCGTTTTCAAGGTCAATATCATTGGGAGTATTAAATCTTATTAATGCATAGATATCAGTAACGCATGGATTTAAACTGCGATCTGGTAATATTGGATCCTTGGTGGTAAACTTTCCATAAAATGTATCAGCCTGTGTAATATATGCAGGATCTCCTACTATTGAAATGGTGATAGTTGTCATGTCAGTGGTTGAACCTTTAGACAACAATGAATTATTAACATCATCAATAATTAAATCATTGCTATTTGTGGAGGCACGTGCCGGGCTAGTTAAAGCAGGACTATTAGTTACTGCTACCTGTGAGGGGAATGCACTACCTGCAGGATTAGTTGTATCTGTTTTATCTGGATTTTTGTCGATTCCTGCTGTAGGAGTGGCGCCTGCCTTAATACCTCTGTTGGCGTTAATAAATTGCATGTACAAACCATTATATTCTATTTTAAGATCAATGATGTCTTTATTCTGTCCTGTATAAAAATAATCATAAATTTTAGAGACTCCAGGAACCGGCGCTTGACCCATTTGTTCGTGGTTATGACCAAACACTGAAAATTCTGTTATTTTATAGATAAATCTTTTTGCATACGTGTTTCTTTTTTTATCAAACCCTAATATCTTAACGTCTGGTATTACTATCAACCACTGTATCGGCTTCTCTGCTTTAAGTGTATCTGCTGCTTCTTTATCTTCTGCCGAAATAATTTGATCTAACGTGTAAGTACTGTGCAGTACAATGTCATTAATCAGATTTAGCAATGTCGTGCCACCAGCAACTGCAATCTTCCTTTTATCATTGTCATAAGAAATGGACTTATTTGAAGCAGAAGCCGCATATTTTTTATACAACTCCGTTTTCATTGGGGTTCCTTTGATATCTTTATCATCAGCTGACAATATTAAAGCATCTGCAATAGATTTATCTATTTCAAAAGAATATTCATCAGCAATTTCCTGCTGATCGCCCTGTTTTTTTCTTTCATTTTGATTCAAAACAAAAGATAAACTATTTTTTATCTCGCCTGTGTTAAATGCTTGTACAGTGTTGCGTTTTAATCTATCTGCACTAGCATCACGCATCATTCCAGCCATAAGTCCTTGTGCCTCTCTTGGTGGAGGCTCTGCAACAGTTTTCTGAACATTATTCAGACCCGCAATGGCCTCACTAGAATCACCAAAAAATTCTGCCACAGTTTTTGCCGAAACTTCAAAATTTGCCGAGATTGATGCTGCGGTATCATTAAATGCCGTATGTGCATATGGCATCGCAGTAACTTCATACTCTGCACCTTTAGCAGTAACACCAAATGTGATATTTGTAATACCGATTATAAAATGTCTGGTACAACCTTCAATCTTCTTAGGTGACTCAGCTTGATCATCATAACCCCAGAAATCTAATGTTAACAAATAAGGTTGAGCCACATAATTATTACTCTGAGTCATCTCAGTAACAGCCTTAACTAATCTTTCTAGTAATGTAACTCCATAAGGTTCAATAATCTTAAAGTTAAATCCAGTTGCATTTGAATTTCGTTGTGTGCTACCGAACATTGATTTAATTTCCATACTATCAAAATAGAAATCTTCTTTAAAATAAGCAGCTCTTTTATCCTGACTGGCGCCGCCAGATGCAATGAGTAGATTTTTAAAATCATCCACATTTCTTGTTGGATCTTCATGTAGGCTATTATAGTCTTCTTGACTTAACACTGATAGACTGATCTTATATGTGTAACTAGAGTATTCATGTAATACGTTATCAAATGGTACTAAACGAATAGAATTAGTCTGAGCTGTTTGCGTGGAGGAGGCTGCTGACGCTGGCACATCGTCTCTGTTACCTTCTGCTGTCGTAGCAGTAGTTGCCGCTATAGTATTGGCACCAGGAGCATTATAGTTCTTCTCATCTAAGGTGGAACGTGTAGTGTCATTTTGACCTTTAACAAAAGTATTCAACTGTGTTTCACGAAGATAGACATTAGTTTGTGCTTTATCAATAGCAGCGGGATCACCAGATGCCTGAGCAGCCGCCAATTTAGACTGTGCTTCACTGTAATTTCCGTTCAGTTCACTGTTGGTTGTCGCTAGTGAACTACCCGGTGGTAAGCTCACAGTGAGTGGCACCACTTGCCCAGCATCCAATGATGCTTTGCCTAATCCTGGTCTTTGTGCTCGTTTCGGATCATAAAATCCTGGTACTCCAGCTGGTCCTGCCATTATCTTACAATACCTTTATGCTCTTGTCTTAACTTATTCATATGTACAGTTAATAAAAACTTACGCTCTGTCTTTTGTTCCAATATATGCTGCATAGCTATTTTTAGCCCAACTGCTTGATCAGAAATCTTAGATAATTTTTCCTCTAATTCTTGTATGTCTTTCTGCAAAGTCGTATATTCAATATTAGCTTGATCCCAGTTAGAATTAAATATAGATAAATTCTTATCTCTAATACTAAGTTGATCTATTAAGGTCATACTATAGTCCTAAGTCTGATCTAATATTTTCATACTTTGGGATGTAAATTATAGTTCCGGTTATGAAGTCAAATACGGGATGTTCAATAGTGTTGGGATTTCTAACAGTGAATACCCACCATAGACTGGCATTCTTGTATAAGTCATACGCTAATAGGTCAGGCCGTAAATTATATATCTGATCTATTTGATAAACGATATCATCTGGATCAGCAGTGATAGTTCTTGGTGTTAACACTTCTAGAAAGTTTCCATATACACCTGTTTTGTAATATGGACTACTTTTCTTATATTGTACCTTAGCCATTACACAAATCCTTTGCCAATTAGATTGCCTGCTGCAAACTCCTTCAATGAGAACTCGCTGCTGATCTTCTTTCTACTGTACACCGGCATCAGTTCGCATTGTACTGTGGTTTTAGTAGGTACTCGTGTAATGCCTGCTAGATTGCTTTCAGCGGCCGCTTTCTCATCAGGATTCTTCCATACATTTGGTTTACTAGCTGCCGCTCTATCGTCTCTAATGATGTTTGCAGGACCCTTGGATTTAGATTCCTGAACACTGGCCTTAATATCGTTTGGATTAGCAGTCTGCTGAACAGAAATATAATCCACACTGTCATCCAAGCTTACACTGAACGACGTCACAACAACAGGAATG